TCCTGAACTTTCTCAAATTATTTTTTCACCAGGTCCTTTAATTTTTAAATTAAGAAAAGGTTTACAAGACTATCGTCCTAAAGATTTCCTGTTACTAACCGGAGATCCTGCTATTATTGGAGTTGCTTGTTCTATAGTTTCTGATATGACGAATGGAAAATATCAATTACTCAAATGGGATAAACAAGAAAGAAAATATTATCCTATTCAAATTAACTTACATGAGAAAGGAACAATCGATGAGTGATATTAATTTTGAAAAAGATCAAGAAGAACTTCTCGACAAAACCAAGAATATAGATAAATTAGCAGTAAAAATAAAAGAACTTCAAGGGGTTAATCAAGCCATAGAAACGCTAGAGGAATCTCTTAAAAAAACTAAAAAAGATTATGAAACTCTATCAGGAGAAATCATTCCAACGATGATGTCAGAAATGGGATTATCGGAACTTAAATTAATGGATGGTTCTGCAGTAGAGGTTAAACCGTATTATGCAGCTAACATCTCTTTAAAAAATAGAGAAGCGGCGTATAATTGGCTTCGTTCCAATGGCCTAGGTGATCTTATTAAGAATGAAATCACCGTTTCCTTTGGACGGAATGAAGATAACAAGGCGGCAGACTATGCTAACCTTGCGAAGGGTCAGGGGTATCAACCAACACAAAAGTTGAAGGTTGAGCCTATGACCCTGAAAGCGCTAGTCCGTGAGCGAACAGAGACAGGCAAAGAAATGCCAGCGGATATTTTTAACGTGTTCGTAGGAAACCGAACCACAATTAAAAGGAAACAATAACCATGAACAATGAAAAAAGCGTCGCGAAACGTGAAAATGCAGGAGCATTATCTACGAATTTATTCGAAGCTGATGCAGATGCTGGCTCTCAAAACATTTCGCAAGAAGATCTTGCGTTACCGTTTTTGAAAGTCTTGGGACAACTATCTCCCGAAGTAAATAAGAAACATGGGAAATATGTCGAGGGAGCAGAACCAGGCATGATTCTCAATACCGTTACTAATGAAAATTATGACGGAAGTAAAGGGATAGAAGTTTTGCCAGTCTATTACAAAAGACAGTATGTTGAATGGCAAGACAGAGGTGAAAGTAAAGGAGCTCCGGTAGCAATACATGATGCCGGCAGCGATATTCTGAGTAAAACAACTCGGGATAAATCCTTTAAAGATCGATTGCCAAATGGTAATTATCTTGAGAATACTGCAAATCATTTTGTTATTCTCTTGGGGAAGACTCCTACAACAGCTTTGATTTCTATGAAAGCTACTCAATTAAAAGTGAGTAGAAAGTGGAACTCAATGATGATGGGGATAAAACTTCAAGGACAAAAAGGTTTATTCACACCGCCTACATATAGCCACATTTATAAACTAAAAACAGTTCAAATGTCGAATGACAAAGGAACTTGGTTTGGTTGGGATGTGAGCAAAATAGGTCCAGTAACTAATAAGTCTATTTACGAGATTGCAAAAACTTTTGCTGACCGTGTCGGGAGAGGCGAAATACAAGTTAAACCCGAAGCGAACGAAGCCAAAAGGAAAACGTTAAGTTTATAAGCTCCGAGGAGTGGGGCGGGAGCGGGAGACTTAACCCGCCCTATTAACTTATTATGCAGAAAGTAAATGAACAGCCACTGGATACGTATGAGCATTGGATAGATTCAGGTAGAATCATAATTCCGTGTTTAAAGGGGAGGCCCATCGTAAAAAATTGGCAAGCCCTAGGTTTTAAAATATCGAAAGAAGAATGGAAAAATAAATATACCCACTGTGCGATGGGATTAAGATTAGATCAAGATATCGACTTTGATATTGATAATGAATTAGCAAAAAGATTTATAGAGAAATACGCTAATTCTAGTAGTGCTATCTCAGGTAGACCAACAAATCCCAGTAGTCATTATTGGTGGAAAGGCACACTAGACTTTAAAAAATTTGCCCTTCCAACAGAACTTAAAAAAAAGTATGAAAAATTCCCGCATGGAGCAACGCTTTGTGAAATTAGAAATGGGAATGCTCATTATACTATAGTTCCAAAATCTAGACACAGTAAAAATGATGAAGATGTTGTATGGGAAAAATATGAAGGCATAAAAGAATACCCAGGGGATTTAAATATGGATTTAAGAAAAACCGCTCTATCTACTGCATTATGTATTCTTTATGCGGACCACGGTCAGAGAGATGATTATTGTACAGCAATAGCAGGTGTTCTATTAAAAAATACTAAATGGAGCGAAGAAGAGATAAATGAATTTGTTTATAATTTAGCGATTGAATCAGATGATAATGAAGCTGAAGATAGGGCAGCAAAAGGAACAAGTGGAAAAAAGGCACAAAGAAATTTTGGGATACCTAAACTTGCTGAAATCATGGGGTGTACTACGAAAACTGTCTCAGAGTTGTTTGGCTGGATCGGAGTAGGGTATGAAATTGTACAAGACAATAACATAATAGGAAATATCATTGAGTATGGAGAAGATAGATATTTTGTTGAAGTAAAAAAAATTGTAGACGGAAAACCAAAAATAATAAAAATAACAGTAAAAGGAGCAGAACTTAAACTAGCACCATTTCATGATGCAGTCTTGGAGCGAGCCCAAATATGGCTCCCTAAGATGAAAAAAGATATTTTTGATAACATTATGAAAAAAAAGTTTGACGCAAGGACTCAGTCAGAAGAGTGGATAGAAGAAGCTGCAAAAGACATGGTCTTTATTAAATATTTTAAACAATATATTCATAAAGAACAAGCCTATACGGACAGCACTACTCTTTTAGAATATAAACGCCCTCATTTTAATTTAAAAAAAAGATATTTAGAATTTAAGTTGGAGAGTTTTGAAGATTTTTTAGTAGAGAAAAAAGTTGGAACAGAAAGAGTAGATTTAGTTTTAGACCTTCAAAGGATTTTAAAAGCAAGGAAGATTAGAGGAAAGATTAAGGGTCAATCATGTGTGCGCTTTCGTATTCATCAATACGATATGCCCTCTGAGGATTTAGTAGTTGAAGGAGAAGCTACTGAAGTGAAGGAGATAACAGATGACAAAAGCTAGATTTGTTGTAGGTCCACCAGGAACTGGGAAGACTCACATATTTTTATTAACTAAATATAAGAAATTTTTTAAACTTTATGATCCAGACAAAATTGTTTTAATTTCTCATACTAATACTGCGGTTCAGGAGATTCTACATGCAGTAATGGATGTACCTGAAATTAAAGAAAGAGGATATCGTAGAAAGTTTTTTGAAAATAGAATCTGTACTATTCATCATTATTGTAAAAAAAAATTAGAGCGTAAAGAAGTATTTAACGAACAAGACAATGAAGATTTTAAAAATTTAGTACGTCTCGATTCAGGGTTTGCACAATCGAGGTATGGGGGTGACGTTTATAAAGACCATTCTTTTTTCAAATTTATTAAAGGGGCCTATGGCCATAATCGTACTCTTGAAGAACATTGGCAACATCCTTCCACAGATACAACGGAATACACTCCTTATCACTTAGGTCAACTAGAAAAATTAGAGGTAGTGTACAAAAAATATAAGAAAGACAATGGCTTATACGATTTTGCCGATATGATTATTGGCTACAATGAACTTAAAATTAAACCAGATATTGAAGCCTTAGTTGTAGACGAGGCTCAAGATACTAACCGTTCTCAATTGAAAGCCATCTTTAAAATGGCGGAGAATGTTAAGGACGGACACTTCTATTTAGTGGGAGATCCTGATCAAACCATTTTTGAGTGGGCAGGATCAGATGCAAAATATTTTCATGAGATCTCTAGAACTCCTTGGGAAGATGAAGACACTCCGAAATTAAAAGAAGGGAAAAGATGCGGAGAAGCTATTAATAGATTTTGTAAAGAAATCATTGCACCTATATGGAAAAAATTTCCACTGTCAAGTGGAAATGAACGAATATGGCTACCGGCCAAATATAATAAAAAATACCATGACATCCCTCCGGGATGTAAAGAAGGAGATACCATTAAAGGAACTATATACTCTTTAACAGATCTTAGACCTTCTAGTAATTTAAAAATACTGATAGATAAAATACGAAATACAAAACAAACTTTTTTATTTTCTTATAGAGGGAAACCAAGTGATCAACGATTTAGAAAATTCTTTGAAGAGTATGGAATAGAATATGCTCATATAAATAGTTCTGCTCATGTTTCTGTTAAAGAATTAAAGGCACATGATGAGTGGCCAAGTTTTACTGAAGGAGCTCCTAAAAGTTTAAAGCAACTAAAAGATTTTTGGTGCTATTTAAGTAGTAAAGCTATTGTGCACGGAAAAGGAACTTTTAAATTTGAAGATTGGGTAAACCAAGATTACACCATTGATGAACTTATTAATAAAAAACTTCTAAAACCTGAAGCAAAATTAGTGAAGCAGTTTGATCTATTAAGAAAACGTGCAAAAGGCTGCGATGGAAAACACCATGAAAAAAGAATGCTCTACATTAGAAAGGTTCTAAAGAATGGATTTGATTTTGATGGAACTATTAGAGTTAAATATGGAAGTATTCATAAAGTTAAAGGAACAACTTTTAATAATGTGGTAGGGGATTTAAGTACTTATAGACGTAAACCTGAACATTTATTTATACAAAAAAGATTAAAGTATGTTCTGTTTAGTAGAGGAATTTACGATGCATGGGTACTACGATCAGAGACAGGAAAGGAGTTAGGAAACTATGGGAACGTACAATAAACAAATAGGAGGATCTCACTATTTAAAATTTAAAATTCAGCCAAGTGAATTTGCTAATAAAAATAATTTGCCCTTTGCTGAAGGGAATGCTATAAAATATATCTGTCGACATAAATACAAGGGAAAGAAGGAAGATCTAAAGAAAGCAAAACATTACATAGATATGATTATTGAAAGAGATTATCCAGACACACCAGAGATAAGACCTTTGCCCGAAGGCTTTACTCTAACCCCTCCAAAAGGCAACAAATAATGTGTACTGCTCCTCGAGTAGAAGATCTAGATTTAACTGATATTGAGATTGTTTCTGTAGACTTAGAAACTTATGATCCTGAATTAAAAAAGAAAGGGTCCGGGGCAGTGAGAGGTGTGGGAAGAGTATGTGGTATTGGAGTCTGTACAGGAAAACAAACATGCTATTTTCCTATTCGGCATGAAAGTTCTGATAATTTAGATGTTCAAGAAACTTGGGATCTTCTAAATGAAAGATTATTTCAGGATCCTAAAATTAAAAAAGTTTTTCATAACGCAATGTACGATGTATGTTGGATTCGTGCTGAGACTAGTTTAATGCCGAAAGGAGAATTATTAGATACCATGATTGCAGCTTCACTCATAGACGAAAATAGATTTAGCTATACTCTTGATTCACTTAGTAAAGACTATCTTGCAGAAACAAAACATAAGTACGACCTTCAAAAAAAATCTTTAAAAGAGCATGGAATTAAGGACCCTCTTAATAATATGCACAAACTTCCATATAGCTTAGTAAAGGATTATGCTGAACAAGATGTCAAACTGACTCTAAAATTGTGGCGCATGTTTGAACCTAAATTAAAAGAGACTCTATTTGTGAATCCTGAGGGAGAGAAAAAGACTTTACAAAAAGTATTTCAACTCGAAACCAAATTATTTCCATGCCTTGTGGATATGAAATTTAAAGGGGTTCGCGTAGACGTTGAAAAAGCAAAACAATTTGGCAACGAATTAGAAACAGAACGAAAACAGATCATAAAAGATATCCACAAAGAGACTGGAATCAAAATAGAGATATGGGCCTCAGCCTCTATTAAGAAACTTTTAGATCAGCAAAAAATTAAGGACTATAAGAAAACTCCTAAATCAGGAATGCCTCAACTTCCTAAACAATATTTAAGAACGCATAAGAATAAATACCTGCGCCTGATTGCACGAGCACGAGAATGTGATAAAGCAAAGAATGCTTTTGTAGAAGGACTTTTAAATTTTGTGCATAAAGGTAGAATTCATGCTGATATAAATCAAATTAGATCAGATCAAGGAGGAACTGTGACTGGAAGATTCTCCATGAGTAATCCAAATCTTCAACAAGTTCCTGCTAAGGGACCAATTGGAAAAAGAATCAGAGAAATATTTATTCCTGAAGAAGGATGTTCATGGGGTTCTTTCGATTACTCTCAACAAGAGCCAAGAATTGTGGTTAATTATGCTTTAAAATGGGAACTTGGGGGGACTGCTTCCTTAGCCGAATCTTATACTAAAAACCCTAATACAGACTTTCATAAGATTGTTGCAGATATGGCTAAAATTCCTAGAAGCCAAGCTAAAACAATTAACCTAGGGTTATTTTATGGTATGGGCAAAATGAAATTACAAAAAGAACTAGAGCTTTCTCCTCAAGAAGCGCGAGAATTGTTTTATGGATATCACTCCAAAGTTCCTTTTATTAAGGAATTATCCGATGGCTTAATTGAATTTGCAGAAAAACATGAACTTATTTACACTTTAGGAGATAGATTCTGTAGATTTGATCGATGGGAACCTTACGACAAACAATGGAATGCGGACATTGGAAGATTTGAAGTTGAAGTAAAAATAGAAAAGAAAAAATACAACGAGGAAAAAGAAGAATGGCAAACTATTACATCTTATCGATATGAACCAGTCCCTGTTTTAACAAAGGAGAATGCTAGATTAAAATATAAAGAAAAACATCCGGAGGATGTTGATTGTAAAAATTTTGATAAACATTATCGTTTAGCATTTACATATCGTGCATTAAATAGATTGATTCAAGGAAGTGCAGCCGATATGACCAAACAAGCTATGGTGAATCTTTATAAAGTGGGCATAGTGCCACATATTCAAATTCATGATGAATTGTGTGTTTCTATTCCTAATCAAGAAACAGCCTTAAAAATTATAAATATCATGAAAAATGCAATTAGACTTAAGATACCAAATAAAGTAGACTACGCCTCCGGAGATAACTGGGGTAATATAAAATAGGAGGAACTATGGAAAAAGTGAAACAACTTTGGACATTAGCAAAAGCTAATCCCAAAATATCTGCCGCTATCGTGGTAGTTATTATTGCTATCTATTTTTTAGCAAACTAGGACTATATGCTACATGGCTTACTTGAACGCAAACATTCCTGCCACGTATGCGCAGGTAAGGAGAGAATATCTCTATGACCTTAAAGAGCACCATGGAGAAGTGGAAGACTGCTTACTTTTTGGGTTTGCATCGATTACAGGGCGTCCGATACTCTTTCATGCAATTATGGAAAACGGAGCTGTATTCTACCGTTTGCCGATCTCTGCATTCATACAAA